AAATTATAAACTAGAGTACGACGTGTGTCGTAATCTCCTTCATAAACATCTTCATAATCAATAGCAGTTAGAGTGACTGGATAGTCTCTCTTCTCACCTAAATCTGGAATCAGATTCATTGTGATGTTAAATGATGGTTGAAAGAATGGAAGAATCTGCTCTAGTATTTGTAGAGAATCATCTTGATTCTTTGCCATGATAGACAATTCAAAACTAATGTTATATGGTATTGGCATATAACTTTTCACATTGTCTCCCGCAGCTTTAGTATTGCGGATGTATTGTGTAGGTGAAAGTTTTCTTGTTGCATCATAACTAATACCTTGTATCTCAAAAGATAATCTAGGTAAAGTAATCTGCACTTGGTCTTTAGTAGTTAAATCTCCTACTGCAGCTAAGCGAGTAAGAAACTTTTGTCTAGGACCATAAGCAAGAGGCACTTTCATCACCTCTGTTTTGCTACCTTTAGTGCGTCGGATTTCAATATTATTAAAAAGTGTACCGAAACCGATAACAGTCTTTTTAATTATTTCATGATAAGAATACGTCCCTAACATTATAAGGTACCTCCAGAGTTTCCAAAGTCACCGAAAGGATTACTCTCAGTGAAATCTAAAATAGCATCGGCCTGTGTTTCTAGTGTGAAGTTTTGGTCTGTTTCGCTATTCATATTATTTAGTGTATTATATGTAGCAGAAGTCCATGCTGCACCAGATGTGTTACCTGTTATAGTCTCAGGTATACTAAAGATACCAGACCTATTATATACAACTAACTGACGTGTAGCAGAATTCCATGTCTTAACCTCAGCAGTTACATTGGAGTTACCACCTGTTACAATCTCTCCTGCAACAAAGTCTCCTGTGCCACCATCTGCAACGTTAATAGTAACTGCGTTAGCAAAGTTAACTTCAACTGCATCAATCTCTGCGACACCAGTGTTGAAGTCTTCGTCGCTGTATTCAAACAACTCACAACGTAAACCCCATACATGCACTTTACCTAACTGGTAGAATGGGACTTCGTGCTCTACGAATTGTATTTCAAATGTTTTATTTGCCATAGGCAAATGAATAAGGTCACCCTCATTAGGACGACCTTCTACAATTAATTGTGCATTATCATCTACTGCTGCTGTAAATCTTTCTCTTGAAATTATAAACGTAACTTGGTCTGATATTCTTACACCAAACTTACTAAACATATCTCCATCGCCACGAAATCCTGTAGCATCTTCAATGTATGCTTCTATTAAATATGCACCATTAAATGCTGATAGACTATCCTCTTCAAACACTGAGTCTCTATTAACTAAAGTGCGAGGTATATAATAGACATCTTTACCAAACATCTTGATTTGCTCGGTAACTAAACTACCGACTAAATCCTGCTCGCCTGTTGTGCCTTGTGTGAAATAAGAATTAGTAGCCATTATCCTATCATATCTAGTGGTGGTGTTTCCCAAACCATTCTAAGCTCTTCATCAAGTCGTTTTAATTCATCAACTGCGTCGTTGTAAATCATTTCACCATTCAATGTGACGCCCCCTGGCATTTGCACACCAGTAAACTTAGTTAAGTTTTGACCCCACTGCTTTTTAATCTTAGCAGTAGCGTAGTCCTTAACCCACATCTGATTATATATTTCAGTCCACGTTGTAGGGTCAAGTGCCCTCCATGCTTTAATCACAATAAATGTATCTAACAATGCGTCAGTTGACCAATCAAAATCTAGATATAATCTATCTTGTACCTGAGAATATCTAACTGGTTTCTGTCCCTCCAATAGAAAATCGATAGTTTCTAAATGTTGTTTAATCATATAATAATGATAAAACTGTGTAGATGTAAAATCATACAAGTCATTCAATCTCATCTGGTATCTAATATCAAATATATTAGATGTCCCTTTATCTGTAAATGAAAATATACCTTCGATAGAAAGGATATGCTCTGGCACTTCAATGTATTTGTTTGACTCTAGCCATATATCATTTCCTGCGTCAGATGTAGTGCTAGTGCTTGTCTCAGCACGGTCAAGCACATCTTGTGTAATCTTATGTTTTAGATAGCATCTTTCAGCACCATCATAATGATACTGTTGAAACTTCTGTAAAGTATAATCAATAGCGTCATCTACTTGGTCATCAGAAACATTGACTTCTAAGACAGGTTTACCTAATCTACGAAGAGCGTATTCTTTTAATTCTGCTTTAGAGGTAGGAGTTGCCATTACTGTTTCTGTAGTTTTTCTAAGACTGATACTTCTTGCATTGGTGCAACATCATTCAGTCCGTTAGCATCAAACCAAGGTGCGTCTTCCCAAGAGAATCCTTCACCAAAAGTATTATCAGGAGCCATAACATACCAATGACACTTAGCGTCAGGTATATCAACAGCACAGACTGCCCAATCGTCTGCCCACTGAGGTACTTGCACATACATCACTGGTAAGTGGTTAGCAAATAACGATAGGATGAAAGAGAATATCATCATGTCATTGCTGCCACTCTAGTCTGGAAGTCATCAAAGTCTGCTGATGCAGCAACCACAGACTTGAAGTCTGCTAATGTAATTGTTTCTGCCTGTAGGGCTGATGCTGCTAGAGCACCTTGTGCTGCAGTAGCATAATCAGATGATGCAGTTGCAGCTGCAGTGCCTAGTGTTGGTTTGTTACTTAGGTCGTTATAATTACCAGAGAATAATGAAGGTTTGTTACTTAAGTCATTGTAATTGCCAGAGAATACTGTTGGCAATGTAACACTCATAACACCAGTAGAGGAGTTATAAGATAAGTCGCCTCCTGCACTGATAGCTGCTCTAGCACGTGCAGTTGTATGATAAAGATTGCTACCTTCAGAAAGGTCACCAGTATCAGCAGCAGCAATTCTTGCATCTGCTCTAGCATCGGCACGAGCGTTAGTAAAGTATAGATTTGTGCCTTCACTTAAGTCACTTGTTGACTTACTGGATAGGTCTAGGTTTGACCCAGTTTGTAAATTAACTCTCGCGTCAGCACGAGCGTTAGTGTAATAAAGATTGCTACCTTCTGTAATATTACCTGTATCAAACTCAGTAAAGTCAATCGCCAAGTCAGCAGTGGTAAGTTTAATACCTGTGCCATATGTAAAGTGGGTGCGTGTCCTAGCAGCAGTTGTGAATAGATTGCTGCTTCCCTCTGTAACATTATCTGTATTAATGTCACTCTGTGTAACTGATAATGTATAACTGTTAGCAGCGTCGTCATATACCTTAGTAATACCTGTGCCTGCAGTGAATAGATTGTTTACTCTGTCATCTACTCTCTCATTAGTAAAGTATAAGTTGCTTCCTTCTGCTAAGTCATCTGT